AAGCGGTCCAGCTTTCGGCGCGACGTATCGCCTACGTCCGGTCAGAGGTCACAGCTTGGCTCGATGAGCGAATTGCCCGCCGCGCGGCTCACTGATGGAATCGCATGCAGATGACTCGCCCGGCTGGAGCGGGAAGTTCAATTTCGGGAAGATAGGCAACAGGCGGGCAGCAATCGAGCCGCAGGCGAGTAGGCCTCAATCGGAAATCAAAAGCCGCTTCAGTCTGGTATGGGCGCATGACATCGGAGACGAGGATAATCACAAGGAATGGATTATCCGGGATATCTTCGGCGCCGGAGAATTCTCCTACATTGTCGGTCAGCCCGGAGCCGGGAAAAGCATGTGCGCCACCGATATGGCGTGTCACGTTGCTGCCGGTTGGGATTGGCACGGTTTCAAAGTCAAAAAGCCCGGTTTCGTTCTCTACATCGCGGCGGAACGCGCCAAGCTGACCAGACGACGCATCAAGGCTTGGCGCAAAAAGCATCGCTTCAATGACGATCTGCCGGTTCTGGTTGTGTCTGGCTACATGAATCTGACGGACGGGCTAGAGGACGCAAAAGAGCTTATCAGCGTCATCGGGCAGGCCGAAGACGAATGCGGCATGGTTTGCAGATTGATTATCATAGATACGCTAACGCGTGTTTTCGGTGGCGGCGATCAGAACGCATCAAAGGACATGACCCGGCTCATCGACGCGGTGAGCATGATTCACGAGGCCGTTCCGGAAGCGCATGTTTGTGTGATCCATCACACAACCCACGCCGGAACGCGAGCAAAAGGCGCGATTGATCTGGATGGCGCCGTGGACGTTTCGTTCATGGTCGGGCCGAAGGGCGGCGTTGTCGTATTAGAGAACACGGGCGCTAACGACGGCAAGGAGGGCGACCTCCTCGCGTATGAGTTCGAGAGCATCACACTCGGCAAGGATGATGAGGGGGAATGGACAACCGCGCCGGTTCTGGTTCCGGTCAATATCCCTGAGAGCGGTGTCAAGAGTGCGCCTCCCATGGCGAAGAGCCAAAGGGACTTACTGGATATTGCGCGATCGCTAATGGGTGACAATGGGGAGCCTGTCCCCGGCCAATTGGTCAGGGAAGCATATTACTCGAAGTATCCCAGCAAGGACCGCGAAACGCTGAAGAAGGCGTACGCTCGTGCGATCAAAGCTTTGAACGACCGACAGCTTTTAGATTCTTCCGATGGCTTCATTGTCATAACAGGGGGACATTGAGGACATTCGAGGGACATTGTCCCCTTTGTCCCGAACATCGTAGGGGGACGGACAGGGACACACACCTTTAGGTGTGTCCCTATGTCCCTCTGTTGACCATTACGGAAAGGAGAGATGAAAATGAAGGTGCAGGACGAAAACAAAATTGTAATCCGGTCGTTGGTTGGGAAGCCAGTCCCGTGGAATGGGGGTCTTGCCGAACCTGATATGAAGGTGCTGGCGATCCTGCAAAAGCGCACCAGCCCGGTTGCCCCCATCAACCTAGCCCGCCTCACCGGCGTCACGCGTATCCAAATCAACGAAGCGCTGTTGCGTCTGAAGCGTCGTGGTCTGGCGGAGAGTGTCAGGCATGGGCAGTGGGTGGCAGCATGAAGCTGATGCATCAGAACAGACAGGCCTTCTCGCATAACAACCGGGATAGCCGCAAATCCAAGCAGCCTATTCCGGTCAAGGTCGCCAAGGTTCGGGCTGCGCCCGCTGCCCGCGTCTCATGAGCAAATGGCCGTACAACACGGCGCAGTGGCAAAGGCTCCGCATAGCCAAGCTGATGGAATGCCCAGTCTGTGAGCCGTGTCGGGCAAGAGGTGTGATCGAGGTTGCCGAAGTCGTGGACCATGACAAAGCAATCAGTTCGGGAGGTGATGCATTCCCTCCCCTGTCCGGCCTGACCAGCATGTGTGCAAGCTGCCATAACCGGAAGACGAACGCCAAGGACAGACGCACGGCCAAGACAGGCAGGAGCAGCGGCTTCAGGCGGGCTTGGACTGGCTTTGACGTGAATGGTGACCCGATTGACCCGGAAGGCTGGAACAACGCCTGACGCCCATCCCTGACCCGAGGGGGCTTCTCAGGATGGCGATTGCAGTGCCTGGGATCGGCGTGGGGCACTCAGGAAGACTTAGTTTCAAATATTTTGATCGAAAGGCGATAATGATCAAAAATAATGATGTGAAAGGAGATGAAAGATGGGCCGACGTGGACCCGGCGCGAAGCCAAAAGCATCCGGAAAGACTGGGGATATCATGAGTGGGGCGGGCAGCAAGCACCGTCAGGTGCTTCCTTGGGAGGTCGACGGCCTCACCCGGCTTGAAGCAGTCGTCGCATTCGTCAACGATATGAAAATTACACAGGGCAAGTTGGCGGGCCAGAACATGGCGCTCCGCGATTGGCAGATAGACGAATTCCTGTCCCCCATTTATGCGACCGACGAGCACGGCAGACGGCCCGTGCGAACTGCCGTCCTATCTATGGGAAGAAAGAACGGGAAGACCGGCCTTAGCGCGGCGCTTGCCCTTTGCCATCTTGTCGGACCTGAAGCCGAACAACGCGGCGAACTGTATTTTGGCGCCATGGACAAGATTCAGGCTGGTAAGGCATGGGCGGAATGCAAAGCGATGCTGGAAGCGCATGTCGAGCTTTCCGAGCGCGTCAACATCATCAAATTCAGCAAGGAAATCGAGGTCGAGGCCGGGTATCCCGGTGAAGGCTCCGTCTTGAAAGCGGTCAGCGCAGACGCCGATTCCAAGTTGGGATTGTCGCCGTCGTTCTTCCTCGCAGACGAAGCCGGGTATTGGGTGAAGCGCGATCTATTCGACGCGATGGACTCGGCCCTTGGTGCGCGTGATGAACCGCTTGTCGTGGTGATCTCAACCCAAGCCAAAGACGACACTCACTTCTTTTCCGAGATGATTGATTACGGCCTGAAGGTTAAGACTGGCGAAGTCGAGGACGAAAGCTTCCATCTGGCTTTGTTCACTACTGACCCGGATGAAGATGCATGGTCCTACGATACGTGGATTAAAGCCAACCCCGCGCTAGGCGACTTCCTTGCTCTTGAGCAGGTCGAACGTATGGCGGCACAGGCGCAGCGCATCCCTTCGAAAGAAGCGGACTTTCGCAACAAGATTCTCAACCAGCGGATTGACGGCACGGTGCGTTTCATCGCCGCTCGCGAGTGGAACGATTGCGATCTACGTCCGATTGACGAAGCCGCGCTTGAAGGCCGGGAATGCTACGGCGCTCTTGACCTGTCGGCGGCACGAGATTTGACCGCTTTCGTTCTGGTTTTCCCGGAAGAGGATGGACGCTTTACAGTCTTGCCACGGTTTTTCCTGCCGGAGTTCGATATCGCCGGGAAAAGCGAGAATGACCGCGTTCCTTACGATATATGGGCACGGCAGGAGTCGTCACGGCTCACGCTGTTGCCGGGAAAGGTCATAGACCCGCAGGCCGTGGCCGAATACATCGCAGACGAAGCGGGCCGGTTCGCTATTAAGGAAATTGCCTTCGACCGCTGGCGCATTGAAGACTTGCGGCGCGAACTGGCTAAGGCGTCGATTGATTTGCCGCTTCAGCCTTTCGGGCAAGGCTACAAGGATATGTCACCGGCTGTTGACATGCTGGAGGTCGCCGTTGCTCAGCAGAAAGTAAATCATGCCGGGAACCCGCTCATGAAAATGTGCGCCGCTAATGCCGTCGTCACTAAAGACCCCTCCGGCGCTCGGAAGCTGGATAAGTCTAAGGCCAGCGGGCGCATTGACGGGCTTGTGGCGCTAGCCATGGCGTTGCAAACTGCAGCGCGACACGATGAGGACGATGCTCTTCCTGCGTGTTTCTTGGAAGATGCTTGATGATGGAAGGATGGAAATGTTCGCAGTCGGAAAAACCTATGAGGTTACCTTGCTTGAAACCGGCGACAATGATGAAGGAAAATGGTGCACGTACGAGACACGGCAACAGTATGACTGCATCAGTGTGGAGGGCACACTAATCGGGTTCCGGACACCAAAAATCTCGGACGAAGATAAAGAGCTTTTCGGAGATGAAGGCTTCAGCGAGGAAATATTCCTTAACACAAACAGCCAATTCTTTCACCGCGCGAAACTTGTTGATGGCTAATAGCGGGAAAATTTCCAAGCCGCTGTTTTGTCAAGCAAAACGCTAAAAAATATACTTCCTTGCAAAATGCGATTTTCGCTTGTTCGCAAGTAAAAGCGGAGTATAACCACAGTCATCGAGCGGCAGCTAACACCGCGCCGCTCGAAACACTCTGACAATTTCGAAGAGCTTCGCCCCGGCTGAGGGACGGGCAGCCCGCGCCATCGGCACGGAATAATCAGCCGTTCCACGCGAGCGGCACCCACCAACCTAACATCGTTGCGCCTACCCAACCTGAGCAATTCCGCTTGGCCGTGGCTCTTTGCGCGCTATCCAGAAAAGGAGACATATTTGCTTAACATCCATCATCTTCGTGAGACCCGTTCCGCCAAGCTTGCAGCTATCAAGGCTCTTGGCGAAAATCCGGACAACGCTCAGTTTACCGCGCTGGAAACCGAAATTCGCGCCCTTGACGGCCAGATCAAGAACGCTGCCACCATCGCCGAATTCGAGCGCCACGAAGCTGCCCCGCAGGACAACGGCATGACCCGTGAACTTCGTTCCTACTCGGTTTCGAAGGCGATCCGCGAAGGCAATGGCGATGCCCTGACCGGCGTTGAGCGCGAAATGCACGATGAGCTTTCGAAGGGCCGCGAAGTACGCGGTATCATGATCCCCACGGCCATGATCTTCGGTAATGAAAACCGCGCCATGACTGTCGGCGGCTCCGCTGGCAAAACCGTCGCAACCGATCTTGGCGGCCTCATTGATCGCCTTCGCCCGGTGCTTGCTGTGCAGGGCCTTGGCGCAACGATCATTTCCGGCCTGACTGGCAATCTTGATCTGCCGCGCCTCCTCAGCGGCCCATCGGCAACTTGGATCGCTGAAGACGGTAGCTCCACCGCCTCGGACGGCACCTTCGACAGCATTTCGCTCAAGCCCAAGACTGTTACCGGCGAAATGTACATGTCCCGTCGCCTGACCCTGCAGAACGGCGTGGCGCTGGAGAGCGTACTGCGCAGCGATCTTGCCTTTGTTCTAGCGCAGGCCCTCGACAAGGCCGCTATCGCAGGCACCGGCGCCAGCAATCAGCCTACCGGCATCCTGGCCGCCATCACGGAAAGCACTACGACCTCGACAGTCCTTTCGGACATCGCCGCAGACCTGATTTCTGACATCGAGCTTGACGACGTTACCGGCACGGGCGGTTTCTTCACCAACCCGGCGCTGATGGGCGTTGCTCGCAAGGTCAAGGATACGACTGGCCGCGCTATCTCGCAGGCGGAAATCTTCCACTCTGCGCCGGTCACGGCAAGCAATCAGGTTGCGGCAATCGCCGGAGAGAACCCGCTAATTTACGGCATCTGGTCTGAGCTTATGATTGGCTACTGGTCCGGTGTGGACATCCTTGCCAACCCGTACAGCGATGCGAGCAAGGGCGGCCTTCGCCTGCATGCCTTCCTCGACGCCGATATCGCCATCCGTCACAATCAGGCATTCGCTTGGAAGGCCGTCGCCTAATATGGCGGCTGTCTCGCTAGCCGAGGCTAAGACTCACCTCCGCGTCGATTACGCGGAGGATGATTCTTACGTCACCGGCCTGATTAGCGCGGCGGAAAATTACGTCTCGGAAATCGGCGTCACCATCGCTGAACCGGCACAGCCCGCCGTGAAACACGCAATTCTTCTTCTTGTCGGCCACTGGTACGCATACCGGGAAGCCGCCGCAGAGAAGGTTCCCCAAGCAATTGCCTTCGGCGTTGACGCGCTAACGGCCCCATTTCGGGAGGTATCGTTTTGACCATTGAAAAACGCGCGGCGACCGACGTTAAGGCCGTAGGAAAGAAGCTGACCGGCTATGTTGCCACGTTCGGCCTTGAAACACGCATAGGCGATTTCAGCGAAGTCATTCAGGCGGGCGCTTTCGGGACTTCGCTTCGTTCGAACCCTGATATTCTTGCGCTTGTCGATCACGATCCCGGCAAGGTTTTGGGCCGTACTGGCTCGGGCAGCCTGATCCTCGCAGAGGATCATAAAGGCCTCCGCTTCGAACTGGACTTGCCTGATACGCACTTGGGCCGGGATATCGCTGCGCTCGCTGCCCGCTCTGATATCGGCGGCATGAGCTTCGGATTCAATGTGGCCGAAGGTGGCGACGAATGGCACGGCGAACAGCGGACCCTTAAGGCGGTTGACCTTCGCGAAATCAGCGTTGTGCAGGCGTTCCCCGCTTACAGCGGCACGTCGCTGGCGGTTCGCTCGCGCAAGCCTATGACGGACGCTGCCCGCCGTCTTCGCATTCTTGAACTGGAAGGAGGCGCACATGTGGCCATTTAAGCCAAGAGAGACCCGCGCCGTTTCTACCAGTCACCCCTATTTAGGTGAGTTCTTGGGTGCGCGCTGGCAGGCACGGGCCGATATCGAAAAGGCGAGCGGCCATGCCGTGGCCCATCGGTGCATTCAGCTTATCAGCGAGCAACTGGCTTCCGTCCCGCTGAAGGTCTACCGGAAAGAGGCAGACGGGGGCCGTGTGGCGGCTTCGGACCACGCGCTCTACTCAGTGCTTCAGGATAGCTTCTCGCCTTTCCTGACCGCGTTTGAGGGCCGGGAATGGCTTCTGGTTTCTGCCCTGATGTTCGGCAACGCTTATGCTCGCATCGAACGGAATGGCCGTAGCCAGATCAGCGCGCTTCACCCGCTCAAGACGCCTAGTGTCACGGTGGAAAGGCTTTCGTCGGGTCGGCTGCGCTACAAGGTCGCGAAGGACAACGGCGGTACGGACGTGTTCACACAGGACGAAATCCTGCACGTCCGCTATCGGACCACAGATGGCGTACTAGGCCTTTCGCCTATCCAGATCGCAAGCGCGGCCTTTGCGCTCGCTCTTGCGCAGCAGGACACGGCAGGCGCAGCGGCAGAGAACAGTTTCCGCCCTGCCGGTGCGTTGGTCTTCCCTGAGAAACTGGCATCTGGCGGTAAGGATGACGCGATAAAGAAATTCAAGGATCGCTTCGTCGGCCAGCTTAAAGCGAATGACGTGATCGTTCTCGACGGTGGCGCTAAATTTGAAACGTTCCAGTTCAACAGCAAGGATTCCGAATTCCTCGACAGTCGCAAGCTGTCCAATCTGGATGTCTGCCGAGTCTGGGGTGTGCCGCCTTCAGCGGTCGGGATTACAGACGATGCCACGTATAGCAATATCGGCGAAGAAAGCCGCGCTCTTGTGAGTCGAGTCCTTTCGCCTTGGGCCAAGCGTTTCGAGTCGGTCTACAATGCCACGCTGCTTTCGCCTGAAGCTCGCAAGACCCATTACATTGAGCATGACCTATCCGGGCTGCTTCGTGGTGATCTGGCTACCCGCTATGAGGCGTATCGCGTGGGCCGTGAAGCTGGCTTCCTGTCTGTCGATGAAATTCGTGGCTTCGAAAATATGAGCAAGGTCGATGGCGGCGATACCTACATGCAGCCGTTGAACATGGCCCCGCTCGGCGTGTCACAAAATGCCCAGGCATCGCAGGTGAAAGAATGACGGGCGGCGGCGATCTTCGCGGCACGTTCGAATTTCGAAAGGCTGGCGACGGCAATGACGGTTTCGGGGGCGTAATCCCCGGAGCCGGTCCCGCGACAACGATCTTCACCACGTCGGGCCAGATCGAGGTTCGTAGCGGCGATGAAATGGTTTTGAACAATCTGCCTCGCGGCGTTTCCACGGTGGAAATCACAGTCAGACAGCAACCCGCCACCAAGGCAGTCAACAACACATGGAGCATCCGCGAAAAGCGTTCCGGGCGCACCTACAACGTCAAAATGATGGAGCCAGACCAGAAGGGAGCTTTCATCACGTTCACAGCAGAAGGAGGAACCCCATGAAAATGAAGATTATCAGCATCGAACCCGTGGGCGGTCATGATCGCGAATCCGGCGCACGTCGCTTGGCTAAGATTCAGATGTTTCTACCGGAGCTTCAGGTGACTCTCTGTGACATTGTGCTGACCCACGATCACGATGAGGGCTTCATTGCAAAGCCGGGCAAACCCAAGACAGGCGGGCCGGTGATCGTATGGCCGAAAGGCTCGCCATTTGCCAAGGCCGTCGCTGAAATCGCCGCTACGGCTTACAGCGGCATGTTGGCAGAGGATATTGCCGAATTGAAAGAGCTATACAAAGCTGCCTCCTGATCAAAAGCCCCTTGGTTGACGCCTTGGGGCTTTTCTCGTTAGCCTTGATGCAAGGTAGACAGGCGCCTATGCTTCTGTACCGTGTTTCGCGACTCTGTTCTTATCTTCCCCTAAAAGCTTCTGTTTCTCGGCGAGAGCAAGAAGCCTTTTCCCCTTTTCCGTAAGGTAGCTTCTCCGGTATGACGAGCCAGCAGGCTTTTCGTTGGCTGCGAGTTGGTGGATCATCAATTTCGGGAAAAGCGTGTTGTATAAAAACTTTGCTATAGGCGCACTTGCCGTCTGAGAAATGCCGTTAATGAGATCGCTCGAAAATGCCGCCATCAAATTAGCTAGGTCTAATGTAGTTTCTTGCTCGCCTGTTACATCTACTGGGATCGCTATTGGTGTACGCTTCAAAATTTCCAGCGTTTCTTCCATATCTTCGAGCGTGTCATTATCCTTGCTTGACCGCTGCGAAGGCACTTTGGAAGACTTAGCCTTTTCTAGCTCAGCACGAAGTCTCGCGATTTCCGCGTAAAGTGCTGACGTGTCAACTATCTCAGATGCGGATACCCATCCCACAAGATCGGCCTTATGCCCAAGCTCGCCTAAACTTTCATGGATAGCGAGCTTGATGTCGCGCTCGTCGGCGAAGAACGCCGACATTGTACTAAGCACCTTTTCTCGAAACTTCTTAAGGGCTTGAGGATCGTTCTGTTCAATGACAGGTGTCCCAAGGTTCTTTACCTTGGCTTCAAGCGCATCATCCTCAATGACAACCGAAAACAGTGGCTTTTTTTGTTCCACCGCATAATCGTATTCCATCTCAGTGTAGCTAACGCCCGTTTTCGCATCGACTGAGCCATAGCGTCCGCCCAAGATCAGCATGTACACGTCAGATTCGTCTATCCAGCGCTTAATGATTTCCCACTGTGACCTGTCGCTGGCAGTGAAAAGCTCCATTCCAGCTGGAATATGCCCCGCCTTCAGAATAGCTTGAACAGCGGCTTGTCGTTCCGACTGCAAGTCAGTGAATGTACTCGAAACGAATACTTGAAGCTTTTTTCTCATGGAAAACCCGTGTGATTGCTAAATCAACACTTGTCTATTCGCTTCGGACCTTCAACCGTTCGTACGAGTTATCAACAAGAGAGGAAAACAACCACGGTTATGGCAAAAGAATAAAAATGACGAAAAACACAACGAAAACAACGGTTTTGGCGGAAGAGGTGGGATTCGAACCCACGGTACGGTTTCCCGCACGCCGGTTTTCAAGACCGGTTCCTTAAACCACTCGGACACTCTTCCTTCGAGCGCCTTATGACGCAAAGCCGCGTTGCAATGC